AACTTATTTAGTTGAGGATGCATGTAATCACGCTGGTTACACTTTAACTTTTAAAACTGCATCTGGAACAGGTGTTCTTTTATGTGAAGGAAATAATTATACATTATATTCTGATGGAACTAATGTTGTAAAACTTCATGAACAAAGAAACTGGAGAGCAGTTTCAGCAGCAGAAACAGTTCAAGCTGGTGCTAAACTTTTAGTAAATACAAATGGTGGAGCAGTGACAGTGACGCTACCAGCCTCACCTGCTACAGGAGATGAAGTACATTTTGTAGATCAAGGTTATGATTTCAATACTAACGCATTGACTGTTGGTAGAAACTCTTCTAATATAGCTAACGCAGCATCTGATCTTGTGGTTAATACACAAGGTGCAGCTTTTGGATTAGTATATTCAGGCGACGCTACAACAGGATGGACTTACACGGAGAAATAATATGTCAAATTACGAAGCAACTAAATACGATTTTGATGGAGCAAACCTTACAGGTATCGAGGGAATTCCTACAGCAACTATTGTGCCGTGGTCTTCTGCTTCAGTGCCAACAGGTTTCTTAGAGTGTAATGGTCAAACAGTTTCAAGATCAACTTACGCTGCATTATTTGCAATCGTAGGTACAACTTATGGAGCTGGAGACGGTTCATCTACTTTTGCTGTTCCAGACTTACAAGATAACGTAGCAGTTGGAAAATCTAATAACAAAGCTTTAGCATCAACTGGCGGAGCAAACACAGTTGCTTCAACTGGAAACGTTGGAGGTTCAACAGCCAATGCTACTTTATCAACTGCTCAACTTGCAAGTCACTCACACTCAGGTGCAAATACAGGGAATGCTACTGTAACATTAGGAACACCTGCTGGATTAGCAGCTTCTTCAGCTAATACTAATACAGGAAACGCTGGATCAGGTACTGGACACTCTCACAATATGAGTGCAAACTTTAGTGGAGATGCAACATCAGTTTTACAACCTTATTTAACAATTATTTATATTATTAAGACGTAGGAGAAAATATGGCAACAAACGCAAATTGGACAGTAGTATTCGAAGACAAGATAATCATTAAACAAAGTGGTGATGCAGCGGGAACTAGTTACACAATTGATGATAATGCTTTTTGGGCAACTACAGCTTTCCAAAATATTTGGGCTATTCAATCAGGCACTTCTAATGTTTCTGATGAAGTAGAACATAAAGATGGAACAGCACACTGCTCTTTAGCTGATAAAGGAATTGATATACAATTGTTTATCAATAAATGGGATTCAGCTCACCTACTAAAATTACAAGCTGATTGGGATGGAGATACTAGAGAGGAATCTGAAAAAGGTTCAAGACCTACATCATATTCATCTTAATTATTGTAACCAAGCTACTATACTATATCTAATTCCTTTTGTAATAGGTTCAATTTTATGTGGATACATAAAATTACTTGGAAAAAATACTACTGAACCCTTATCTAGTTTTAATCTTTTAATTTCTTTTTCTTTTTGATCTGTAAATATTAAATCTCCTCCTTCATAGTTATTATTTAAATTAATAATAACACTTAGATGTCTAGCCACTGTTGTGTAATGATCTGTGTGAATTTCGTATTTACCTCCCGGTGTGTATTTTAATAAATCTATTTGATTTATTTTACTACTAGCCATTTTAGGAAATTTATATTTATAAAAAGAATAAACTTTTTCAATTTCTTTTTTTATATGATTCCAGTAAAAATTATCAATATGAATGTCAAAATTTAAATGATAACCTTTTACATTTCTAATTTTTTTATTTAAACCTGAGTCTATTTCTAAATTTTTTTTACATTTACATTTTGCATAATAAATTATTTCTTCAATAAATTTTTTATCTACTATGTTTTTTATTTCTACTATTGCTTCTGTATGATCCATAAATTATTTCATAAACATTTGAATAGAAATCCTAGGGATTAATGAACTTAAAACAGTATTAACTTTATGATCCAGAGGAGACTTTATTAATACTAAAGAATTACCTACCACAGGTAGGTAACCATGGCCCTTCTCTGACTTAAACATTAATTCTCCACCAAACTGAATATTCCATCTGTTATTAATATAATATGTTGCTCCATATTTCCAACCAGCATCACTATGCCAATTAATACCTGATCCTTTTTCCATATAATTAATATTAGTAATAATATTTTTAAAATTTTTTAATTGATAAAATTTATTATGATGAGTTAAAATTTTTAATTTTTCTAATGGTGGATAATTTTGTACACATACTCTTTTTGGAGGAACTATATTTTTTATTAAAAATTCTGGCCATATACCTTTAGAAGTATGTAAATTAATATTCTTACGTTCTTTAAATATAGCATCATGAATTTCTTTATAGGTAGAATAATCTAAGAAATTTTGAATATAATAAAGTTTATTTGGTATTGAATATACTAATTTCATTATTCTAAACTACTTCCATACAACATAGTATAACTTACTCTTTTATTAAAAATACCCTCTTTAGTTTCTACATCGTCTGTTTTATGAAATAAAGCTCCATCAAACAGTATAGCTCTATTACACTTATAGTTTATTTTTGTGTTAAAATGTTTTTCTTTTTTTAAAAAATTATCTATGCAATTATCTTTATTACCATTCCACTGTTCCCTATCCCAGTTTTCAGGGGGTTTTTTATTACAAATAATTAATCCATTTTTATTATGATTTAAAATTGCATTGTCTGGTGTCACCCAAATATTTATATTTATGTTTGAAGGATCTGCATGAAAATTTACACCCACACCCACGTTATTATATAAAAAAGACCAGGCTCTTTTAAAATCTTTTAAATTAAATTTGTTAGCTATTTCAATTGAAATATCTTTAGTGAGTTGGTCCGTGTGATTATAGTAATCTATAGATGTATAGTTAGAATAAATCTTATCAAATTTATTAGCAGTTTGAATACGAAGTCTTAATACATCTACTATGTAGTCAACAAATAAATCATCTATTACAGTTATATTTGTTTTAGGTATTTTTTTTATTTTACAATTTTTGTTTATTAAACTAGTCATTTTAGTTTATATTGAGTTATTAGTGAAATTCTTGGTTGATATTCATCTGTAAAACTAAGCGGTGCATGATAAACATTTGGTGTCCAAGAAACTATTCTATTCGGTTTAAAACCAACATGTGTATTTAAAATGTGTTTATTCCCCTCTTGTATGTAAAAACCTGTTCCAGAATGTATGTGTTTATTTCCTTTTACATAAAGAATTGTTTGAAAATCATTTTTGTCATCTGAGTCATTGTGAGCTTCAACTTTTTGTGATTTACTTACCATTGAGTATTGGCAAACGCTTAATTTTAAAATTTCAAAATTAAAAAATTTAGAAACATTTTTTTTAATAATATCTATAACTATTTGAGGAGCATTTGCTGTAAACCAAACATGGTTTGTTTCTCCTGTGTAAGTTAAATCATTACTATTAAAATTAATTTTGTTTCCTATATTAGATATAATTTCAAAATCTTTTTTAGATAAAAAATTATCTTTTATTCTTATATCAAATTCAGAATCGTCCATTATTTTAATAGCATCCAAGAAGTCAGAATATATTTTTCACCAGATAAAGGTGGATTACCTCTATGTAAATAGGGAAATGCAGCGGGCCATATAACGATTCTACCTGTTTTAGGTTTTACTCTTTTTGAAAAATGTAGAAATTCTGTTTCTCCACCTTCTTCTACATCATTTAAATAAATTGAATATACAAAAGCTCGTGGCTCATTGTCATAACCTTTACCATGTTCTATATGCCAAACATGATAGCCTTCTGTAGGTAAAGTTTTTTGTATTTTTAAATCTGTAAAATGAAAAGGAACTCCATAAGCATCAGAAGCTCCTGTATTTTTAACATAATGATTCCAAGCTAAATCAAAATTAACCATCATAGGTTTTAAAGATTCCCACCATACATTCACATTGTTTGGAGCTGCAAAAAATTGTTGATCTTGTTTTTGTAATATAGATGCTTTTTCAAAACCTATTCTATTAATAGTATTGTTAAAATTGTTTTGATCTTCAAATAATTTAATAGCTTTATTACATTCTTCTTTAGTGATGTAGTTATCGTATATACCTATAAAATTATTTATATTTACTGTTTTTTCT